AAAAATGGGAGGGAGGGGGGAAAATAAGCTTAACTTACTCAACTTCTTCAAATGTTAACCTCGGATCAGTTAACGGGTTGCGAGGGCTACATCGCCCTCTGCGCTCGAAGGATCAACCTTCGACAGAGCCTAGGTAGTCACGGTTCCATATACGGGTCCATGCCTGCCCAGCGAAACTACCCATGTGAAGAGCATTCTCTTTCACGCAAGCAAGCATCTGTCGATACTCACTCTTGGATATTCCATATCTAACTTCCATTATCGTAGTCCAAATCTGCTCCCAGTTCTTTTCATCTTCCGAGTCGAGATGAAAAGGTTTGCCGGCAGCGGTCACGTTCTTCCAATCCCAGCCTAACGAGCGGACCTTATCTCCATCCTTGATGGTAGAGTTCCACGCGTCAACCCAGATTTGAGCGAGCGGATCAAGTATAAAAGGCACTTGACCTTGGGCAACGGCTCGATAATGATCACCCATTCGGGTTTTCCAATAATCTTGTTGGCCTTTTCCTTGAACGATCTTTCCTGACCATTTCATGAGTCTACTGGGCAAGGGAACCCAATAAACCCGCTTCGCGCCTTTGACAAAAACTCCTTTAAGGAACTCACTGCCGTTGAATCTAACTCCGTTTAATTCCGGAGCCTGAACAAAGGTCATGCTAAGTCCCAAAAGCCTACCTGCAATGGATACCTCCTCGCGACGTGTCATCTTCATCTTCAAGTTCCTTCCCGTTCGACGCACGGCAGCCAACTGCTCGTGGTAAACGTAAAGTCCTATCGTATTCATGAATAACGTCCATGGAGCTCCCGAAGGTAAGCACTCATCTAGTTGTTTATATTTGAAACCGGTGGCGAAACGCGTGCCACTATGCTGAGAGCGCATGTGCCGTATTTCCGCGGGTGTAAAACCCAAATCCCCCATTAGTCGCCACTGCTCGTCGGCAAAATATCCTCGTTGAGTCGAGTCATACATGCTTGCGTCACAGTCTCCGAAGAAATCGGTGTTGTCATCTCCACAGAGGAAAACGACGTTACGACAGGTTTTAGGGAAAAGGGTTGCGATGTCAGAGAGGCGTCTCTGTGACATTCCACTGGCCCAGACATACGTATTACCGGAGGCTTTCGAGTACCAAACTCCTCCTTTCTCCTTGATCTTTTC